TGAGCCGCAGAATTAAATCTCGATGAGATTGCCTGTCATCCCAAATTGCGGCTTCGTCATGAAGTTTGCCGTACATCTTTTTTCCCATTGTGTAATAAGGTGGATCGGCGTAAGCAAATTTCATTCTTTTCCAATCGCCTCGTAGATCATCTCTTGAGTTATCCCGTACTTTGCAAAGTCTTTGATGACCTTATCTTTCATCTCTGACTTTCGGTTATCCATAACTGCCTCTCTTTCATCTGTCGTCATCCCACCCCAGACCCCATAGTCCTCGTTGCGTGAGGCATACCCTAAGCATTGCTTCCAGATAGGGCAAGGGGCGCAGGTGAATCTAAAGACTTCAACATCGATCAGCTTGAGAACTCCGCGTTCCTCGATTTTGTAAAAGAAGTCTGTGGGCAGGTTTTTACACGCTGCCCTAGACCAATCAATTTCCAGATAATCAGGTTTTGCGTAACTATCGTTAAGATCGTCTAACTGATCGCGGTCATAGAGTCCATCCTCGTACTGAGTGATTTCATACTTAACCGCCCATCGATGGATAGTCCTTTGAGATACCCGATAGCGAAGCGCAGCATCTGTTATCGAGATTTTGAAGGACATCCAAACTCTCCTGTCGCATCGTAGTAATTGCAGAATGAGGCGCAGAATCGGACATCCTTTTCTGGTTCGGGGATTTCTCCGTCACTTACCATCTGCCTTACCTCTTGAAGCCACGCTAGACCTTCAAGAGCCATTTCGCGGTTATACGGCTCGGTGTGTTCTCTGACATCTTGCGAACTGCCATCTCTGGCGATAGCTACGAGAGTGACATTCTCTACTGGTAGCCCGTTCTCCTCGATGAGATAGCCATAGACCTGAACCTGCATCCGTTGTTGAGCCGATGGGAAATAGCGCAAAGATTTTACCTTTGTTGTTTTCCAGTCCACCACCTGCTTGCGGTCTTTGATGTAAAGATCAACATGACCCCGAAGCCCGTCAATAGAGAACTCCTGCTCAATCATGAAGTTGTCGCCAAACGGGTCTTCTCGCTTAATACTCTCAGCAATTCCGGCGTGGATAAATGTCCCCATAATCGCGGCGAGAGAGTCGGTCTCATTGATCTTTGGCTGATCTGTCAGAAATGACCAGACTCGCCTTTTACAGTCGCCGATAGATGAAGGGCCGACATCTTTCTGAGTAGAGCGATCTCGCTGAGAGTCGTGAGCCGATAACGAGCCGACTAGCATCTTTGCTATTTCGCTCATATTCTGCGCCCCGTCTGTTCAAATGCAATTATTTCCAACGCCTTCGCAATTCTTTCCAATACTTTCGTGAGATCATCTTTTGGTTTTGGAATTACATCTTTTTGAACTCCAACATGAACGCGACAATTCGCTGATGGCTCTGGTGGTAATCCATCTACCCACTCCCCGTTGCATATACATTTCATCTTCACGAGGCATCCATCCCCGTTCTGACCGAAGTGCCGATTGAGCGAGCAATGTCCACCTGAACCCTAAGTCTTGCGACATTGGCGCGGTTTGCCTTAACGATTGCCTCACACTCAGCAACTTTCATGTGGCGTTCCTCATTAGCTAGTAATGCCAAATCCTCGCGCTCGCCTACTGTGCGATTTCTGCCACCGGCATCTGACTTCCCCGCTAATTCAATACGAGATTTCGCCATTGCCACTTCATAAGTTGCTTTTGCGGCGTGGTAGAGCATCTCTGAATCTACAAGGTCATCGTGCGCTTCATCGATAAGTTTGCTGAGGTCTTTTAATCGAGCCTCAACTTGAACGGGTGTCACAATGCTCATTCGGCAACTCCAATCGTGTAGATGTTGGCAATTCTGCGAAGTTCCTCTTTGCGTTTTTCAATACCCTTGCGCGCTAGTTCCTCAGCTTTGAGTTGGGTGGGCGCATCGCCCATTTCAATAGTCAAGTAAGCAAACTGTAAAGAACCTTTACCAGATACATATAATTCTTTTAAGTACCAGTTCCAACCATTGCCATTTATGTCTTCCCTAATTGTTATTTTGTATCGGTCTGGTTTTTCGGGCTTTTGCTTTTTGTTTTTCTTGAAAATGCTCATTTGTATTCACCTATGGCAATCTGAGCGCAGGCATCTTGAACGAGCAGAGCTACATTCTCAATTCCTAACTTCACTAGTCGCTTGCGGTCTTTGACGAGATCAAGAGCGCAGATTTGCTCATAGATGTCTAAGCGGATTTCGGCTTCCAAGCGAGCAGTCATCTTGGCTAATTGAACTGCTAGATATTCGTCAGACTCAGCACCGAGAATTAACTTGCCGTCAGTAATCTCCCAATGTTGTTTGGCTTTACAGAATAGTTTCATAGGAGCATCCCTTTCTCTGCTGAACGCCAGACTATGCAAGCGTTTCCATTTGCATTCTGTCGGGTTGTTTTGGTGTCGATGATGAAGCCGTCTTTAACAAGTGAGCCTCGGATTGGTCGAACTGTGTTGCCGTCAAGGTGTAGGTAACGCTCCACTTCTTGATCTGTCGCACCTGCGATCCCTCGATTGATAAAGAACTCGTAAACTTTACGGCGCAATGTTCCAATTTGAGGTTCAATCTTTGCCCTCGCTTCCAGTGATGTTTGCTTCATGACAATTCCTGCACTCTCTTGTTAAGTGCATCTTTAAGAGTTGTCCCTGCCACCTTGATGTCCAAAAAATCTTTTTCTTGATTCCAAACGATGCGAAGGTTATCTACATCATTAGTTTCACCGATAAGTTTTAGGATTCCATCTAAGCGTTCTAACTGCTCAGGGGTTAGAGTGCGAACAATGCTCAGAGGTTTGCGTGGCTCTTTTGCGTAACGCTCAACCTTCTCCATCTCGTCACGGCTAGGGCGTTTATTGCCTGAGAAAATAAAGTTGGCGAGTGCGCGACCTATTGATGAGGATTCTGCGTTCTCTAATGCGCTAGTGGTGTTCACCATTCCAACGCCGATGATCTCCTCAGCCATGCCCGTTGTGATTGGGCGATTGTCTTCTTGGTTTGTGTATAGCTCTGCGCGAACGATGAAACTTCTATCGTCACGATGAACTAGGAAAGTGTGGATTCTGCCGTTTGGAAATTGCGCCCAGAACTTCTTGAGTCTGGATTCAACTGTTTCATAATCGTCTAAGTTGAACTTCGCCATGATTTGCCTTTCGTTTGGGGTTCCTGTTGGAACCTGTTGGGCGATACCTTACGGCATAGATTACGGAAAGGGAAGCACCTCACCTCTCGGCGTTTCGTGCTTAGATTAGGTCATGATTAGAGTCCAAATCAGTCTGTACGGCCTTGCCGTTATGGTAGAGGCTGAACTGAAGTACCCCGATCAGATTGACGATATTGTGGGCAGAGCCAGCACCCTATTTGTAACGGGCTTAATGGCAGCCAAGAACCAAGAAATAGATATTTCTCAGGTCAGTTTCTTAGATGATGAAGAGGATTAGCCCTTTTTCTGCTCTGCGTAGATAAATGGTGGGCCGGTATAAGGATCGTGTTTTGCGGCTATTTCTAACGCTCGCTTGATTGACTTGCCCGACTCCAATGCGCCCAGAGCGAGTGAGCTACCCGAACCGATAGCGTATAGACCACCAGCATCAATAGAAACGGCGAAATCATCCCCAATGTCAAACACTTCGCCACATACTGCAATAAGGAACGCAAATCGGGTTTCTTCATCTTTGTCGCCTTCTAACTTGAGATCGTTGTCTTTGAAGCATTGCTTAAGCGATGGGATTACTTTTGAGATGACAAAGTGATAGATGTCTTTTTTATCATTAGCAGTTGGTACTGGTGGGTTCCAGATATGTTGAGCAACATCGCAGTAGCTAGACAATCCGCTTCCGGCAACGAGATACTGTCCACGCCGACTGATTTTTGTCATGTGAATATGTGAGTATTTTCTAGTCGCAGTCACCTGAGCATCTGCGCCAAATCTCACTCCTTCGGCGGTTTGCACCGCAACGATGGTGGTCACTCTAGCCACAACCTATATTCAGAAGTAACCCGACCTTTATCAGGATCGACAAAGTGCAAACGCTGAGAAGGCTCACCATTAGAAGCGAGTAAATCTCTAGCGTAACGATTACCGGATTCAACCGCTGCGCTCATAAAGACCGACCCTTCGCCATTAGCCATGTTCCAAGATTGGTGCTGGTGGAAGTGACCGATGTATAAATCTCTGAAATCAAAACCTTTAGTGATTTGATCTACTTCATCAAAGAACTTATACGCGCCAGATTTCCATCTATCTGCAAACCTGACAATCGTTGAAGCAGTACCCCACCGGATTTCGTCACCATGAATAAGTAGGGCTTTGTAGTTGCCTATTGTTACGCGCTGAATATCCTCTTTGCTCATCTGCCAAGTCAGTCGCTTTTCATCTTTCAAAGCCTGCCCTGCAAACATATAGACCAACTTGTCCCAGTTCACATCTTTTGGAAGTTCGCCAAGTTTTCCAATTCTTCCATGATTACCTGGCTCACAAACAACTGTTACCTTATCAAAATTGGCTAGGAGTGTGCGAACAATGTCAATCATTATCCGAGATGCTGCGACAAATTGCGCCATAACATCTGAGTCCACTTCATAAACCTGTGAGGGGAATATTGTCGTGTTTTCTACAATGTCCCCACCAAGCATGAGAACGCACTCTTTGACTGGGTGGTGAGTTCTTTGAATCTCGGTGATCTTAATTGTCTTATCTATGGATTGCTTAACAAGTCGCTCACACTCTTTTGTGTTATAGGTGAGAGTCTGCTTTCCTAGTTGCCAATCTGTCGAGTGAAGGAGAGCTACTTCGCCACGCTTGGTGCGAACATCTTTCTTCGGTGTTGGGACTGGTGGGATTGCGCCGAGAGATAGCATCGCATCATGGGCAGCTTGAACAACTGCTGAAGTAAAATCATCACGGCTTTTCTTGATTTTGGCGAGTTGTCTTTGCGTGTTGGCGAGCGCATCGCGTAGGTCATCTATCGTTGATTCCTCATCTGCTCGTTTAATTGCTTTTTCAAGACTCATCAATGCCTACAATCTTTCGCCCATGCTGGATGTAACCGGAAAGGTCTAGCCAAGAGTCTTCGTGTTGTGGGTTATTTGCGATTCTGATTATTTTAAGAGCGAGCATCATAAGATCAACTTCGTGGGCAGGG